TTGCAGTTAGGTACTACGAGTACAACCGCACTTGCAGGAGATACCACGACGATAAGCACGGCACAAGCCAACGCCATAACAGCCAACACCGCAAAAACATCATTCCCAGGTTTTGGTACGTCAGCGGGTACGGCCTTAGAAGGTGATACTGCATTGTTGCAATTAGGTACATCGAGCACAACGGCTTTAGCAGGTGACACGACCACCATAACAACGGATCAATCGAATGCGATTACAGCGAACACAGCAAAGAACAGTTACCCAAGCGCGGACGCTACGAAGCTCGCAGGTATCGAAACCGGAGCCGATGTAACGGACGCAACGAACGTAGCCTCTGCGGGCGCGTTGATGGATTCAGAGGTAACGAATCTTGCACAAGTAAAAGCGTTTGATTCGTCAGACTACGCGACAGCATCACAAGGTTCAACAGCGGACAGCGCCTTACAAGATATTGTGGAAGATACCACTCCGCAACTCGGAGGCGACCTGGATACGAATGGCAAGAACATCTTGTTTGCTAAAACGTCCTCAACCGATTACAGTAGTAACGGCGACATTGTTAAATTAGGAACAGGCAGCACTACGCAAGGCGCTTTGCACTACTTGAACAGCAGTGGCGGATGGACACTTGCCGATGCAGATGCAACGGGTACGGCAGGGGGTGTTTTGTTAGCCATCGCATTAGGAACCGATCCGGACGTTGACGGTATGTTACTGCGCGGGATGTTTACGCTCGACCACGACCCCGGAACAATTGGGGAAGAGTTGTACGTATCGACCACGGCGGGAGACATTACCAGTACCGCACCTTCGGGAACGGGGGATATTGTTCGCGTCGTTGGTTATTGCCTCGACAGCACGAACGGACAAATTTATTTCAATCCGTCGAACGACTTTATCGAGCTTGCGTAATGCCTTTCGACAAAATCAATGGTATAGCATTCGATAGCATCGCTAAAGTTAACGGCGTTGCAACGGCGAGCATAGGTAAATTCAACGGACAAGATGCGCCCTCCGGCGGATCAGGAATTATAACGACCAATTTGGTTCAGCATCTTGACGCGGGCGATTCCTCCAGTTACAGCGGCAGCGGTACAACTTGGGCGGATATTAGCGGGCAAGGAGTAGACGCTACACTTTACAATAGTCCGACATACTCTTCCACAGAAGGGGGAGGTAGTTTTTCTTTTGATGGTGTTAATGATTACGCTCTCTTTGATAACTCGGTCGTTGGGCCCATTAGGCCCTCTGAATCAGAACTTAATTCAGATGGATTTACTATACAGATTTGGCTGAAACAAGACATTGGGGAGTCGGGTTTTTCCTGGACAAACGCATTAGCCGACGATAACGTATACCACGGATTGGTGATCGCTTATGATAATAGAACCTCCAGTGGTGGCCGTATCATACTGCATAAGATGGATGGCGACGGAGGTAGTGGAAGTGCTTCACGTCGTAGCCGCGTTTACACTAATACTGGCAACATTAGTGGATGGAAATTGGTAACCTGGAGATTCGACAGTGCAAATCAAAGTGATTTCATCGGTTTCTTGAACAACACAAAATACACGTCAGGAACCAATAGTGGATTTGGTAGTTCTGTAGCCTACGGTACTGGCAGAGATGGTACACTCGCGAGTCGCGCTATAGGCACTTCTGATCAACGATTCTTCAAGCAAGAGATAGCTATTGTTTTGTGTTATGATGTGGCTTTAACGGATCAACAGGTAACGGATAACTTTGATGCCACAAAAAGTCGTTTTGGGTACTAATGGAAAACTATACGATCATAAACGCCTTTGAACTCAATCTTGTGGATTTTCAAACTTTGAAAACGTCGTCGCCTGAAAGCGCCCGAAAAAGCATTGATAAAAGCAGCGCCGTTTTAAAATTTTTAGGGGATTTACCGCCGTCGTTGAAAAACCTAACATCGCAACCAAGGATCTACACTCTTGAAGAAATCCAAACGATTATGAACACGGACGAATGGGAAACGTATGACGAAATAGATGAGGTGTAAAAAATGAAGAATCTGAACGAGGTAATTATTCGCTTTGCCGATGAGGTAGTTAAATCGGCTAAACGTCGCCTCGGAGGGCGTAGAATCGGCAAGAACAAGAATTACGGCGTAGCCACCGGAACGCTCAAACGCTCGCTTTCGTATCGCATAAGGGTACGAGGTAACGAGGTGCGGGAGGTTACCTTCGGGGCAAGGGGCAAAGCCAACAAGTACGCCGCGTTCATCCATTGGGGAGTAAACGGGACGCAGAAGAACCAAAAGAGTCCTTTCTTTCGATTTCGTAAACAACCCCCTTCCAAAGTATTCTTGCCGTGGATCCGTTCGAAGGGCATCCGTCTACGCGATGAGAAAGGACGGTTCAAGAAACAAACGCAAAGCAATATGAAGTCGCTTGCCTTCTTGATTGCTCGCAGCGTCAAACGTAAGGGAATCGTTGGACTGCGGTTCTATGAGAAAGCCTTCGTAGCTGTCTCCGGTCGGATTAATAAAAAAATAGGCGAGGCAGTAGCGGAGGATATCAAAGACAAGTTCAAATTGAATCTAGGAAATATAACTGTAAAATAATGGCGCAAATTGACGACGGCCCTACTCCTACATGGCTCCCCGCAGGGCAAAAGCTAATTTTTACAATTGTCCCCGACGGAGGAGAAACAGTAAATGCCGACTATAGATTTATAGTACAGGTTGAGGAGAACGGCACAATTATTTCTAAGGTCTATCTTACCCCTAACCCCGCAAATACCGCCTTCTTCGATTTGTCGGAGGCCATCTTGGGACGTTTGGAAGTAGACGCCTTTAAGCACAATTTGACTTCTACGATTCACTCGCTGAATAACAAGATGTATACCCGTTCCAATGGAAATATTAAACGATACCGGGTAAAGGTTGGACACTTCGACGGAAGCAGCGAAACCCTAGCACAAGATAATTCATTACATCTCTACCTCTTCGACGCATACGAGCAACTCTCGCAAGGGCTGTTCCCGTCGTTCTCGGATTTTTATGGTTCGGCTACCTCAAAAAAGGTATGGCTAACGGATCGCGTACCCGTAAGCAACGTTATAAACGTAAAGGCTGCAATTGAAGATCAAGGGGTCGCCGCCTTCATCAACTCGGACGATACCGGCTCGCTCATTACGCAACTCACATTCAAGGTTTACGACACGGCAGGGAGTCAGGAAGCGACCCTCGAATACGTCATAAATAGCACCAACGGAGGACTCGTCCCCACCACTTCTTGGAGCGACTCTACAACCGACGGTAGCCTGTTGTATGCATACGTCTACCCGGCTTCGTTTGCAGCCCTTACAAGCGCGTTAAACGGCGTTACGGGGGGCTGGGGTTATTACGATGTAATTCCCTCCACTACGGGCGGCCCAACGGGCAACACGCTACGCATAACAAACGACTGCCGATATAACAAGAACGAAGCGGTACAGTTGGCGTGGGCCAATACGCGCGGAGGATGGGATTACCTGCGTTTTAACGGCAAAAAGCAAAAGACGCTTACAAGGGAGGAGAAGACGTATCGAAAGATTGTGGGCGACTATAGCGCATCGCAATTTCAGTTGGGAGGCAGCGAACGACAGATAAAGCCGTATCAACTCGAAGCAAAGGAACGCTACCAGTTAAACGGTATCCTCACCATTGAGGAACTCACCTTGCTTCAATTCTGTATGAGGAGTAAGAACGTAATGGCCGATATTGACGGTTCCTGGGTTCCTTTGACAATCGTACAAAACTCGATGCAGGTTGAAGAGGAAACCGTTTCGAAGGTCTTCGTTACTTCGTTCGAAGTTGAACTCGCACAACTTATCCGATGCTAAGAGTTCGAGAACTGTCCCGTTCAGGTAACCAAGCGGGACAATGTTCGAACCCCTAAAGAATTGAATCGATGCTAAGACTTACGATCGCCGGAAACGAAATAGAGTTGTACGAGAATGAACCCGTGAACCTCTCGTATCAGTTCAGCAACTTGCAAGA